GGAGTTGAATAATGTCCATGCACTTGCACCATCCCAGTCTTAGTCTCAACGGCAAGAAAAAAGGTAAGGTAAAATTTCGCAATGCCGAAGAAGCTCGCAAAGCCCGAGAACTAGACGAATTGTGGAAACAACTTCAAAAAAAGTGGGAAGTGGATGCAGATGAAAAGCGTCGTCGACGAGCCATGCAGGCTGAACCCTTGAAGTATTGTCTTGATACTCCAGCAGAGCGTAGTACTCGACACATTCCTAGTCTAAGTACCCCAGGACACAGTACCTCAACAGTTCACAAAGTGTACACCGGTACCAAAGTACTGGGTATTGCCACCATGCACAAATCAAATGCTGTTCCGGTGTTTGCACAAGAAGAAGCAGTAGCCATAAGTAATATGCGTAGATAATATGACGGATGATTTAGATTTTTATTGTATTTGTGATTTACCAGAACCACCAAAGTGGTTGATAAACGAAGTAAGAAAATCTATACATGTTGGCACTGATATTCAATTTATGACTAGGCCTACTTATGATCCCAAGACTGGGGAAGTTTCTCCGGAACTATTAGAAAAGTTTAAAACCACAGACAGTTTTCCATTAAATGGAAATACCCACAAACGTGCCACTTATCGCAGATACAACCTGTCAGACCGAGTGTCGGACTGGGTCCGAGAAAACATTGGTGAATTTAGTCAAGTGGGTAGTCAACTGATGCACGAGGGGCAAGCATTTACACCACACTCAGATGGCGGTCCACGAAGATATATAATAAATTATTTAATTGATGCTGGCGGACCCGACGTAATGACACAATGGTTTCAACAACACGATTGTGAATTAATAAGAGAAGGTCCTGCATTACAGTTTCCATCAGGCGACGGGTTATCATTGATTAAGTCTATTGTGATTCCAGAGAAATCATGGACCTGTTTGTTTGGTAAAGTTATACATAGTGTAGTGGGAATCAAAACCCGCAGAGTGCAATTAAGTATAGGTTTTTCGGCAGAGGAGTTTTTAAAATTGAAAGAAAGGCATGCAATCATGTTGAAGTATCATGGCTAAAGAAGATCTAATTAGATTAGAGGGCAAAGTGGAGGATGTGTTGCCCAATGCTATGTTTAGGATTAGGATTAACGAAAGTCACGTTATCACCGCCACAATCAGTGGACGTTTGCGTCAAAATAATATACGCATACTATTAGGTGACAATGTTGAAGTAGAAATGAGCCCGTACGATTTGACTCGTGGGCGAGTAGTATATAGAAACAAATAAATACTTGATGCGTGAAATAATTGACTTAATTGAAGACAAAAGCGGACAGGACCTGACTCAGGTCAAACTGCCTTACACCGCAGGTGCGCTGAGCCCTGTCACAAGTAAGACCACAGTAGACTTGCATTATAGCAAACTGTACAAGTCCTATGTTGACCGTTACAACAACAAAGAAGGCGATCGCAATTTCAATGAAGCTGGAGCATTTTTACACAGCATTTGGTTCACACAATTCCGTAGTCCCCGCAACGGTAATCGGCCCACAGGCACAATAGACGCACTGATCACAAGAAAGTTTGGTTCTTTTGATGACTTTAAACGGGAATTCAAAGAACAGGCCATGAAACTACAGGGTAGCAACTGGATTTACCTAACCAAGTCTGGTACAATTAAAACTATTAGCAATCATGCCAAGCGCACAGATATTGCTTTGCTTGTTGATTGGTGGGAACATGCCTGGGTCAATGACTATGGGTCAAACAAAGGCAAATACATTGATGGGCTGTGGCGCATCATTGATTGGAACATCATAAACCACAGACTATCAGGAACCCAATGATTACACTAAGCGACACAGCAACAGACAAAATACGCGATTTGATCGCAGAAGAAAACAACCCCGACCTTAAACTACGCATATTTGTGCAAGGTGGCGGATGCTCGGGTATGAGCTATGGTTTTACCTTTGATGAAATAGTCAACGAAGACGATTTTGACTTAGATATCAACGGTGTACACTTGTTAGTAGACTCTATGAGCAGTCAATACCTGCAGGGAGCCAACATCAATTACAAAGAAGACTTGATGGGCGCACAGTTTGCCATTGAAAATCCCAACGCACAGACCACCTGTGGTTGCGGCAGTAGTTTTAGTCCCACCTAAATACCCCCAGTAGAGTAACCTACCCGTTTTTGCTAAATACTGCATAAACGATAGGTTACCTCACATGAGCTTTAGTAATGTAAACATTGGTACAACTGCCGGGGATCACTCAGGTGATCCCCTACGCACAGCATTTAACAAGATTAATCAAAATTTCTCCCAAATTTCACTCACCGGCGGTAACTTGGTTGCTGGTGTATATAGTGTAAATAATCGGAATGGGAATGTGGTATTAACAGTCAACGACATACCCGGTGCAGTCACAGCCGGAAATGTCAGTACCATAGTTCAAAGCAACTTGACCAATTATGCCACACTGAGTGCTCTAGCGAATTTAGTACCCAACGTGACTGCAATTGGTACACAAATCACAACAGCCATCTCAGCAGAAGACTTGCCCACTATCAGAAGCCAAGTTACGGCATTGCAAGCCAGCATTTATTATAGAGATGTGGATGTAGATAATTTACAATTAGGCAACCTTTTACTAATTAGTAAAATTGATGCAGGTAATGCGGCCAGTACTTCTGCCAATGCCGCAATGAAGTCATATGTTGACTATCAAAACACTGCAATCACAACAGCCTGGACAGCCAATGCGGCCTCTCAAGCCGCGACGATTGCTATCTTGACCAGCAATGCGGCCACTCAGGCAGGACAAATTACCAGCGTTAATAATGACATTGCTTCACTAACTGGTTTAATTTTAACCTATCCAACAGCCGGTGCCATAGCCGGCGCCAACGCGGCCATTGTAACAGCCAATACTGCACTAAAAGCCTACACCGATCAACAACTCAGCAACTTAACCAATGGTGCCAATACAGCACTAGATACCTTGCTTGAAATTGGTACAGCTCTGGGCAACAACGCCAACTTCTCGGGTGTAATGGTCACATGGTTGGGCAACTTAGAAAGTAAGATTACCGGCAGCAATGCCGCTATTGTTACTGCCAACACAGCACTCAAGTCCTACACAGATACACAGATCACCACAACGCAATCGTGGGTCACAGGTGCCAACACCGCAACAGTAACAGCCAACACCGCAATGAAAGGTTACGTTGATGCAGTGACCACTGCATGGACTGCTAATGCAGGAGCGCAAAGTGATGCTATTGCATTAAAGGCTCCCATAGCTGGACCGTCATTCACTGGTAATGTATATGTCAGTGGTAATATTGTGTTCCCGGACAACACATACCAAAGTTCTGCCGCACAAGGCAGTGGACTAACATCTAGAACCAGCATTGTTGCCACGCCAACCATACTAGCATCCAACGTGGGTGGTAACATCAATATCGCCGGATATAAAGGTTATGCGCTATACAGTATTGCAACCTCAGCTAATACTACAGCCAACGTTTGGGTAACAGTATATTCTAATATTGCGGCACGTACAGCAGATTACTCAAGATCGGTTGCAACCGATCCAACACCGGGAACAGGTATCATTGCCGAAGTCATCAACACGGGTAATGTTACTCAATTCTTTACTCCTGCTGTATACGGATTTAATAACGAAGCAACAGCCAATACCAATGTGCCGTTAAAAGTAACAGTAACCAGTGCCTCCACAGCCAACGTCACTGTTACTGTAACAATGCTGAAACTGGAAAACTAATATGTCAGACCAAATTTTGGTTAGTATATATGTACGCAGAGACCGTCACGAAAATGGCATGACTCTAGCCGAATATTCCGAGGGTGTAGCATCAGGAGCATTGCCAGTACTGGACCATGATGCATTTGTTTATCAATTTGGTGCTGTTGAAGATGAAATCGATTTGGTAACAACATGGGCGGTGGCCAATGGACTGACAATATTTGAATCACATGCGGGCATGGCTGTGGTCAAGGTGCAAGGTACACCGGAACAATATAATTCGTTGTTTGGTATAACACTAAACACAGCAACCGACGGTG